TACCCGTTATCAGAATGGACGTACTTGGCGAAGTCGTTCCGGTTGGTGATTTGTTTTTCATTATCATATTCTAGTTTTACCTTATGCACTGGCTCGTGATGAGTCGGTGCATTTTATTTTAATAGCTGTTCTCTTTTGTGCGGTAGCAAATCGGGTCTCACATCTAGCCCGATTCCCTCTCTTCTCGTCCGAGATTGGCAAAAGTGACACCAATAAAAATGCAAAACATGTTGTATAACATATAATTTAATTTGGTGTCTTGCTTATATTCCTTTATTTTTGCAGTGTAATAAAAAGAAATGGTTATGAAAACAGAAAGAAAATTCACATGGTGCATTCGTTATTATAATGTTAAGACAGGTAATGTTGAATATTATATGCATTCTGATTGGACAGTTCGTGAAATTAATGAATTTGTTGCTGATTTCGTTGCATCTCATAAAGATTATATTGTTCGTGTATTTAAGAATTATAAGACATTTTGATTATGGAAAAGAAATTACGTTACATTCACGTTATGGCGCGTTCCAATTTTGGGATGCGCATTCAGTTGACCCTTTCTGAGGATACCGATGACCTTCGTGGTCTTATTTCTATCGTTCTTAAGAAACTTTCCGATTTTAATACTGAGACTGAGTATTACAGTATTGAGCATATAGATTCTATATCTCATTTGCATGATATGGATAAATAGCTCCCCTCATGGATTTCGTGCACTTAAGTGAGGGCTTGCTTAATTATATTATTAACAATTTAAAATTTACAATTATGAAACTTTTAATGACTGTACAACCGAAAAATGGCGAAAAACCTTCTGACCCTGTGATTATCGATACTGATAAAAATAGCTTATGTTGTTTGGCTGACGATTTTCTTCGTGCCGGTGATAAGGTCTTGATTTTCCAGTCTGTTACTGAATATGCAGCAGACCCTTGCGGAGAATGTGACAAAAAAGAATAGTTTTTCTTTTTTTTCTTCCGATATCGCTATTACTGACAAATTGTGAAGATTGCACCAAGCGTTATTGTATTGAAAATTGTTAATATCGCGTGTGCATGAAGCTTGCGTAATGCGCGCGTGAAATTAATAATTTTTGATACAATGTTGATTGGTGCTTTCTGCACAATTTACCTACCTTTGCGATTTCGTAAGATTAAAAGTAAAAGTATTCTTCCCCGAATTTAAAGACGATAGATATATGGCTGATAAGGTTTATAATTTTTTTAATCGTTGTGAGCATCCTCGCATAATAAAAAATAAGTACACAGGTGAGCCTGTGTATGTTGAATGTGGTGTTTGTCCACATTGTTTAATTTCTCGTTCTGACGCGAAAAGAAATTTATGTGATTATGAAAAATGGAATCGTAAGTATTGTTATTTCGTTACTCTTACATACAATTCTCAGTATGTCCCGAAAATGTCTCTTATTCCTATTGAGGATTATGAATTTGATTACCCGATAGGTAAAAATTGGCCTTGTGTTAAGACTCAGTTGCATATGCGTCTTATGCTTGATCCTCGTGTCAAGAAAACGGAAATGTTTGCCCAGGAGACTCGTATGCGTGCCCGTCGTCCTGTTGGCGATTCTCTTATCAATATGTTTACTTGTAAGGTAAATAAGCCTTACATTGATGAGCATTTGAAAGCTATATTTGACTCTTGTGCCGCTGCTGCTGAATTTCGAAAGAATTACAAACCTACATTTCAGTCTCCCGCTCGTCCTTATATTCTTCGCACTATTCCTCGTATGTCTAAGTTACAGAAATTTAATGATGTTCAGCGTGAGGAATTGGTCTGGCTTTCTCCTGAAAAGGCTGAGATTCTTAAAAAGAAGTCAAAGTGTGAAGGAAATGATAATGCCTTTCCTCAATTTAAAGGACTTCTTAAATATGTGAATTATCGTGATTATCAACTTTTTGCGAAGCGTTTTCGCAAATATTTATTTACAAAAATTGGTTCATATGAAAAAATATCTTCATACGTTGTATCGGAGTACTCTCCTAGGACATTCCGTCCGCATTTCCATATCCTATTTTTCTTTGACTCGGACGAAGTCGCAAAAAATATTCGACAAGCTGTATATCAGAGTTGGAAACTCGGTCGTGTCGATACGCAACTTGCAAGGGACTCCGCCAGTTCATACGTATCGGGCTATCTTAATAGCCTTGTGTCTCTCCCCAGCATTTTTACAGACGTCTCATTTACAAAAAATAAGTCGCGGTTTAGCAAATTATTTGGGTATGAAAGCTTTAGAAAAACAATCGAAGTTCCTGAGCAAGCAGTCCAATGCCTATCTAAGCGAATTCTCTTTGTCCGTAATGGCAAATCTTGCGAATTCAATCCCCCCATTTCGTATATCTCTCGATTATTGCCACGATTCGTACCGTACAGCAGTAATTTTTCTGTCGAAACTCGAACAATTTTGCGCTCAATCCGTGGAGTATTACGACTCTTTAGACGAAATGAGCCTTTTAAAAAAGAAACTCCTACAAACATATCCGAATTTGTACACACCTATGTAGTGACGTTGTATGAAAAGTATGGATATTGTTATGATACTCTTCCGGAGTGTCTTCGTGTTTATCTTGCTTATACTCGTTCTGTAAAAGAAATTCATTACTTTACTGATAGTCTTAAGAATAAGCTTTGCCGTCCTATTTATATATATCGTGTATGGGAATCTTTGAATTTGTCTGACGATTATATTATTTCTCTTTCTGATGAATATATGTCAAAGTGTCGTTCCACGTCTTTGGAAAGACAATTGAGTATTCAACAGGAAATATTTGACCGTGAAGGCTATTCTGATGACCTTCTATCTTTATTTTATATTAATAAACCACAAAAAAAAGTTAATAATAGTTATGTTCAGGAGTGGAAAGATAAGAATTTCTATGAAGTGCATTATATTCGTGTCAAACATAAAAAACTTAATGATGAAAATAATGTTTTCATGGAATAATTATCTTTACAGTTATGAAAATTACACCGCAACAATGGATTGAAGTAGTTAAATTGGTTTCTACTTTCATTATTGGCCTTATTACAGCCTTGTGTGTTCAGTCTTGTACTGCGTCTATGTCTATTTTCTGGAAAAACAGTAATTCTAAACAGGAGAGTCAGCAGGTTATGAAACAGTCTGTCGACTCTACTCGTATTAATATTCAACCAAATTTTTAATTTATGAGTCTATTTTCTTTAAAAGACATTCGCAATCATCCTAGACGTTCGGCATTTGACCTTTCGTCTAAGGTTGCCTTTTCGGCTAAATCGGGTGAACTTCTTCCTATCAAATGGTATTTTACTATGCCAGGTGACAAATTTACGTTGAAGCGTCAGCATTTCACTCGTACACAGCCTGTTAATACCTCTGCGTATACTCGTATTCGTGAGTATTATGATTGGTTCTGGGTGCCACTTCATCTTCTTTGGCGTAATGCTCCTGAAGTTATCTCTCAAATGCAGTCTAATGTTCAGCATGCAGGTTCATCTACTTCTGCGTTAACTTTGGGTAATTATCTGCCTACTATTTCGTCTAGTCAGCTCAGCGCTGTCTGTTCGCGTCTGTCTGGCAAGAAAAATTATTTTGGTTATGACCGTGCTGACCTTTCGTATAAGTTGATGCAATATCTTCGTGTTGGTAATTCTGGTGTGTCTTCTGTTAATTATGGAACTTCTGTACCTATTTCGGATACTTTTTACACTCAGGCTTACCGATTTAATCTTAATTTGAGTATATTCCCGTTCTTGGCGTATAAGAAGTTTTGTCAAGACTATTTTCGTTATTCGCAGTGGCAAGATTCCTCTCCGTATTTGTGGAATATAGATTATTTTACTGGTACTTCTTCTCACTTATTTACTAATTTGCCTGCTGCCGGTGATACTTATTGGAGTAATAATACATTATTTGACCTTGAGTATTGTAACTGGAATAAGGATTTATTCATGGGTGTTCTTCCGGATACACAATTTGGTGATGTAGCTACTATTGATACAGGTGGTCTAAAGTCTCAGGATTTGTATGTAGAGGCTAGGATTTCCTCTTCTTCATCTTCACGTACATATCTTGGTGATAAGATTTCATCTTCTGACTCTTGTTTTTCTGTCAATGCTGGTCCTGATGCTCTTAAATCTAATCCGTTATTTGTCTCTATGCCTTCGGTTGCTGCATCATTTGATGTACTTGCACTTCGTCGTGGTGAGGCTCTTCAGCGTTGGAAGGAGATTTCTCTGAATGTTCCCCAGAATTATCGTGCACAAATTAAGGCTCATTTTGGTGTTGATGTTGGTGAAAATATGTCTGGTATGTCTACTTATATCGGTGGTGATTCATCGTCTCTTGACATATCGGAGGTTGTCAATACCAATCTTCAGTCTGGTGATTCTCAATCTGAGGCCGTTATAGCTGGTAAAGGTGTAGGTTCTTCTCAAGGTAGTGAAAAATTTGAGGCTCGCGATTGGGGTATATTGATGTGCATTTATCATAATGTCCCTTTATTGGATTATGTCCCTTCTGCTCCTGACCCACAGTTTTTTGTTGCTCAGAATACGGATTTTCCTATTCCTGAACTTGATTCTATTGGTATGCAGTCTGTCCCGATTTCTATGTATTCTAATTCTGATAAAGAATTGGTTACTGGATTTGCATCTGCTGACTATACAATGGGTTATCTTCCTCGTTATTATTCTTGGAAAACTTCGTATGATTATGTGCTAGGCGCATTTACTACTACTGAAAAAGAATGGGTTGCACCTATTACGCCTGCTATCTGGAAAAATATGTTATCTACTGTTGCTACGGCTTCGTCTTCTGTTACTTATAACATTTTTAAGGTGAATCCTTCTGTATTGGATAGTATATTTCAGGTGAATGCTGATTCAAAATGGGATACAGACCCTTTTTTGATTAACTGCGCATTTGATGTTAAAGTAATTCGTAATTTGGATTATTCCGGAATGCCTTATTGATTATGAAAAAGAAAGAATATATAGACCATATTTTTAATGGTTCTTTTGATATTGCACATACAAAAGTACCTGTACAAGATAAGTTAATGCAGTTGTCTACTGTTGTAAATAAAGACGGTTCTATCGTTATTTCTAATGATATTTCGTTGATATTCAATCAACAAAGATTGGAGAATAAATTGACTGCTAGTGAATTGCGTGAATATATTCAGCGTTATACTCCTAATAAGTCGGTATATACAGCCCAATTGGATGATGAAATTTTATTGAATACTCTCAAGTCGAGACATATCCAGTCGTTGTCCGAAATGCGTTCATGGGCCGAGTATTGTATGGAAAATTATGATTCATTAATCAAAGAAGCTGAAGAAAAAGCTCGTATTGCTGCTGAAGAAAAAGCTGCTGTTGACCAAATTGCTTCTGCTGCATCTTCTGCTTCTTCAACATCTGAATAGCTATGGCTTTTAAAGACTTTGCAAGTGGATTATTTGGTGGTGTTGGTTCTGTTATTTCCGGTGCTATTGGTGCTAAGACTGTATCGGATACTAATAAGACTAATCTTAAGATAAACCAAATGAATAATGATTTTAACGCTCGTGAAGCTCAAAAAGCCCGTGATTTCCAGTTGGATATGTGGAATAAGGAAAATGAATATAATAAGTCTTCTTCTCAGCGTAAAAGGCTGGAAGAAGCTGGTTATAATCCTTATATGAGTGATGCTCAGGCTGGTACTGCTACTGGAATGTCTGGTACTTCTGCTGCAACTGCTGCTGGTGCTGCTCCTCAAATTCCATATACTCCTGATTTTCAATCTGTTGGTGTTAATTTGGCTTCTGCGTTGAAAATGATGTCTGAGAAGAAACAAACTGATATTGAGAATCTCAATATGTCTGATTTGTTACGTTCTCAAATTTGGCAAAACATTGGTGCCACGGATTGGCGTAATGCCAGCCCTGAGGCACGTGCGTATAATCTTTCTCAGGGTCGTAAGGCTGCTGAGCTTGGCATGGCTTCTCTTGAAGAAAATCTTTCTAATCAGCGTTGGAGTAATAATTTGCTTGTTGCCAACATTGCAAATTCTCTTCTTGATGCTGAATCTAAGTCTATTTTAAATAAGTATCTTGATCAACAGCAATTGTCGGAGTTGAATCTTAAGGCTGCTAATTATGAGTACCTTGTTATGAGTGGTCAAATGAAGAGGCAGGAAATTAATAATCTTATTGCTGAAGAAATTGAGACTTATGCCCGTGCTAATGGTTATAATCTTCAGAATTATATTACACGTAAGACTGCTGACGGTGTAATACGCGCGACTAATAATACTAATATGTATTTTGGTGATTATTATGGTTTTCGTAATAACTACTCTCGCCAGGATGCATTTCATGATTCGTCAATATTGCGTTCTCGTGCCGGTTCTGCTGCGGAAGGTTATAAGCAATCTTCTTTTGATACGAAGTTACAGCCTTGGCGTGAGGCACTTAATTCTACCAATATGATTTTTAATGGTATTGGCTCAGGCTTGGATATATATACCCGTTATCAGAATGGACGTACTTGGCGAAGTCGTTCCGGTTGGTGATTTGTTTTTCATTATCATATTCTAGTTTACCTTTATGCACTGGCTCGTGATGAGTCGGTGCATTTTATTTTAATAGCTGTTCTCTTTTGTGCGGTAGCAAATCGGGTTTCACATCTAGCCCGATTCCCTCTCTTCTCGTCCGAGATTGGCAAA